TGACATACGAAACGCCGCCAGCCGTGGTAAAATACATGGAAATTCAAAGCGCCGTGGGGAATCCGCCGTGGAAAAAAAGAAGGGGAAAGTAATTAATATTTTGTATATTTGTAATGTTCTTTTGAATGGCGTAGCAGGTATTCAAAAGGAAATTGGAACAAACCATTGTTCTAACCCTTTGCCAACGAACTGCTACTCGTTGGCAATTTTTTTTTATACTCATGCAAATATTAAAAGAACTTGAAGTCTTAATCCCACCGTTAACAAGTGAGGAATTTAAGCAACTGGAACGTAATATTCTTGAAGAAGGAATACGCGACCCATTGGTGACATGGAACGGTATTTTAGTCGATGGACACAACAGGTACAGGATTGCTCAGGAATACGACATTGACTTTGAAACCGTGGAAAAGGAATTTCCAGATATTTTAACGGTAAAGGTTTGGATGATTGTAAATCAATTCGGGAGAAGGAATTTAAACAATTATCAACGGAGTGTTTTAGCCTTGCATCTTGAAGGCGTTTACAATGAGAAAGCAAAGGAAAAGCAAAAAGGAGGACAAGGAGGTATTTTGCTTCCGCAGAAATCTGCGGAAGGAAATAAATTAGAAAATGAGACAAGGTATAAATTAGGTAAAGTTGCGAACGTTTCACATGATACGATAAGCAAGGTAAAGAAGATTGAAGCCACCGCCTCCCCCGAAATCAAGGCAAAGGTAAGCACTGGGCAAATAAGCATAAACGAGGCATTTAAGGAAATCAAGAAGGAGGAGAATGAACAATCAAAAACGCAAAAGGCGATTGAGATAATTGAAAAAGTTTACGAAAGCAATACAAATATTTTTCATGGAAATTGTATCGAGTTTATTAAAACCATTGAGGATAAAAGTATTGACTGTTTAATAACCGACCCACCCTACGGCGTTGACATTCAATTTGGCGCGTATGACAATCAACTGAGCCGCAAGATTGAAAACGATGGAAACATTGACGATGCTTTGCTTTTGCTTGATGAAATGTTACTTGAAGTAAAAAGCAAATTAAAAGACAATGCACACATTTACATTTTTTGTAACTGGAAAATATATCCTCAATTCAATGCAATTATTTCAAAGCATTTTCAAATCAAGAACCTCATAATATGGGATAAATTATTCATGGGAATGGGTGATTTAAAAGGCAATTATTCGAGTTCTTATGAAATGATTGTTTTCGCTGGAGGCAACAGGGAATTTTTATCAAGACCCAAAAATATAATTCAATGCAGATTCAATGATGAAAGATTCCATAACACTCAAAAGCCCGTTGATTTAATTAAGCAACTCATTGAAAACAGTACCAACGTTAACGAAACAATTTTCGATCCTTTCCTTGGAAGTGGTTCAACTGTTATTGCGGCAAATCAATTAAAAAGGAATTTCATTGGATGCGAAATTGACGAACAAAATTATAAGATAACTTTAAAAAGACTTGAAGATGGTAAGTGTTAATTATAAAGAGTTTAGAAAGTACTCAGACAAAAGCCTTCCAGAGGCAAAGGAATATATTGCAAAGTTTTTAAAAGCTAAATTACAAGTTATTAAAACTGAAAAATATATTTCAATGATTCAAGTATCAGACGTTTATAATGACACAATAAATGCTATTGATTTATTCATAGATTTGCCTTATTACTTTCCAAAAATAAAAGTAAGTCACAGGGCGCGGAAAATGCACGGAGATATAATTGATATAACCATTAAGACAAAAAGTCAAAATCCTGATATAAAATCTGAGTACGATAAGCTATTAAATTTTGCATCAGGAAATACAAATCCATGGTATTATTTTTATTGTTTTTACGATGAAGATAAAGGAGATATCAGTAAATATATTATTTACGACTTACGTGTATTAATAAAACTTCCAGAGTTTAAGGACAAATCAATTTTTGCTTACAAAGACGACAAATTTAACACAAAAGACGGCGGCTCTTATTTTAATTGTATAACTGTTAATAAGTTAATTGAGAAAGGTGTAGTTGTGGCTGACTGGTCAAAAGGTGAAGGCGAAGTAAAATATTATATATAATTTGCCAAATATTCCTTATCTTTAATCATTCTTTTGAACGAGGTGAAGGTCATTCAAAAGAACTTCGGGACAATATCCGCATTGTTCAACTAACCCAGTACCCCTTCACGTGCTGGGTTTTTTTATACTTTTTTATGAATAAGTTAAATAACAAAATCAAGGATAATTTTACCATTATCCCTAATGACATTATCCGAAACAAAAGCCTGAGCGACCGCGCCCGTTTCATCTTCTGTTACATGGCTTCCATGCCTGACGACTGGAAATTTTATCAAGGCGTTATGGCAAAGGAACTTGGATACACAAAGGACACCCTGAGAAAATACATTGAGGAGCTTCTGGAAACAGGATATTTAAACAGGGAACAAAGAAGGGAGGTTGGCAAATTTGACAGTTACGATTATACCTTAAATTTTACACCGAGTGGTAAAAAAGCCGACACGGTAAAAAGCCGCGACGGTAAAAAACCGACACGGGAAAATTCGGCACTAACAAATAAAGACTTTGAACAAATAAATATTATAACAAATAAAGACTTTGAACAAAGTATTGAAAATCCTTCAGATTTTACCGACTTTACAAAAGTTTCAAATGATTTTACAAACATCCAAAGCCCAAAACTAAACCCGTTTACCTTAGTTTCCCTTGTTGAAAAAGAAAAAGAAAAAAGCAGGCGAAAAAAAGAAAAAGAAAATGAACCCCGAGCCGAGCGCCAACCCTCCCCCACTTACGCCGCCTTTTCCGTGTTTTGCCAAACGTTTGAAAACTTATCCGGTGCCGCGTACCCAACTGACCAAAACGGAAATTATATCATGATGCCCAAAGACGCGGGGCAAATGGTTTACTTAATGCGTTACATTGACAAAATAGACAGGCAGGGCGATAGCATTGAGGCATTGAAGGTATTTATTCAAGCGGCGTGGAACTTGAATGACAAATGGCTGAGGGCAAATTTCACCATAGCAAACATTTATGGACAGGCCTCAAAGATATTTACCGCGTACCAAACCACAAGCCCAGCGGCAAAGGACAAAGCATACAATGACAGGCTTCAAGAATTGCTTGCCGAAAGAATGGCAAAGTTTCAAGATTAATAAAACCAACCAATTATGAACAATTTACCAATGATTGCAAACCGCGTGGAAGAGAAAATACAAGACGTGCAGCTTGTAATCCAGAACCGCGAATTAAGAATTTTTAAAACAGGGACAAAGGAAGCCATCCCGAAGATTGCCCAAACCTTAAGTCAACTTCTCCCCGTGTATGGCATTGAGCCAAAGCCTGAACACTTAATGGAAGTCACGGACTTTATTTCAAATTACAAGCTACTTGCCGTCGATGAAATAAAACTTGCTTTTGAAAAATTTGCGAAGCAGGAACTTGATATTAATGACCACAAATTATACGGCAAAGTTGACCTTCATGCCATTGGACGAATCCTGACCGCGTACATCACATGGAGGCAAAAAATATATTTCGCCATGGATTCAGACATACAGGCGAAGAAAGAAGAAGAAGATCGCATTAAACGCCTGGGTAAAGTTGCTGAGGAATACGATAAGGACTTTGATAACAAGTTGAAAAACTTTCAAAAGCCGCTGGAAGAAATACCGGTATTTTGGTACGATGAATGCGTTAAGCGTGGTTATATCAATGAATGGGGCGAGGGGGAAAAGGAAGCCTTGTGGCTTGAGGCTCAGGAAATGGCATTGAATGAAAAGCCTGACTCGGATAACATGATTGACCGGAAGAACCACATGAGGAAAATTGAAGAAGGAAATATGCCCCGTGCCCGCGCACTTGCTTACAAGTTAGCCGTCTGGCGCAAGGTGTTGCTAAGATAAGTTTCATAATTTGGTTTTGTTTTGGTGGGGCATAGAAATTATGCCTCACTTTTTTTTAATTTATTTTTGTAAATATTTTTTTGTTTAAATATTACTTTGTATATTTACATATCGAAAGAAACAAACGATATTTCACACAACAAAAACAAAACAAAATGACATCAATTAGCTTAGGAAACATTGGTTGCAAAACTCAGGCAGAAAAAATTAAGGCTAAATTACAAGGTCAATCATGGATGAATTTTGAAGTTATTATTTGCTCTATGCAAAATAACTGGCCTGTAACAATAGCAACCGAAGATACATCGGTAACTAAAAAGCAATTAAGAAGAATGGTAACATTTGTTTTAGCACTCGAATTATAATCACCTCACAGGGCGGTAACCAATCCGCCCACCTTTAAAAACTTACCAAATGAATATTACAAAATACACCTGCAAATGTACCCTCGATAAAAAGCTGGGTCACTTTGTACACGTGATTTTCTCCCACGGCTTCGGCTTGTACGGGCAAACGTCAATGCATTCCCCTGAGGATAACATGGAAATCCACGGCTGGACATTTGAGCCGCATGACATTGACCTTGAATTATATCCACACATCACCCGTTACCATCTCATGCCTCTTGTGGCTGAGAACGAAATGGACTGGGTCATATTAACAAATCAATCACTTTAAAAACAAACCAAAATGAACAACTCATTAGAGCAAGCAAACAATCTTTTAAATTATTACGAAGAAACACAAATTAAGCTAAGGGAAGAAATTACTAAGCTGCAAAAGGAAGCCAATGCTGACTGGCTTATTACATTGGATATGTATATGTATTGTCTCCGATATACACACAGATTATCCGATGTTTACAAGACAAGACCGTATCAATTTTACAAAGATGAAGTTCTGGAAATGATGCACAAATTTGAAGGACACGCCGCAAATAACAAAGATTCAAGGTTGTTTAAATTAAATATTAGCATCATTGAATATTGTACCGAAGCTTATAAGGAAATGGAAAAAATACCAGTACAATGATTAACATACAAGACTTCGCGCTTAATGCCTCATTGAGTATTTGCCCTTCGCACATCGTTGAACCCCTTCATCTAAAAAAATGGTGGAGGCAGCGCGGAGTTGGCGAACTTGAAAAATACTTTTACACAGGGAATAAGATTAGTTACGATCAGGAAATAGACTGGAAGGCAATAAGTGACTACAAGAAACAAATGTGGTACGATTCTCAAAATTTTCAAATTCAAGCAGGAAATGAATATTCTAAAAGGCAAGGTTAAATACACGGCGGGCAAAGTGTTTGAAGGTCAATATGGACCATCCATTAACGCCGCAATAACATTGGATAACGGTACGGACATCCGAGTTTACGGAAAACCAGACGATACAAAGTTAATGGCTTTGAAAAAAGACGACGCCGTTACCGTTATCCACGACGGCAAATCTTACAAGGTCGCATTTGACATGGTTACAGCGAACGAAATACTCGAAAAGGTACAAACACCCACCGAAGGCGCAAACGTGCAGCAGGCGGCAAATGTACCCCATAAAAACAACGGTAAATTGACACATGATGAAATTACGGAAAAGGCCACGCTTATGACTTCAGTTTATGCGGACATATTTCACCAGTTGCAAGCCTCAGGTTTAGAGCCTGCTCAGGCGCAACCAGCCGCCGCCACGATCTTTATTCAAATAGGAAAATATTTTTAATCAATTTGGTACGTTTTTTCCCCAGCCTGTAAAATGGCTGGGGTTTTACCGCGCCGCAAAACAAAAGAAAAATGGAAAACCAAGAAGAAAAAGAAACGTCGTTGGAATACTTTTATGACAAGGTATTGGACGCCTCCGAGTTTTACGAAAGCGAATACAAAGCCATTGTTGATGCTTTAAACGAGGCAAAGAAAATGTATGCTGAGGAAATTGCTAAAGCATTTGAAAAAGGCTACGAAGAAGGCGTTAAATATACCGATGGACTTATAAGCGAAGAAAGATTCCCATTTTAAAAAAAAATAACCATGCTACTACCAAAAAAATATATATCAGTTAGCCAAATAAACCTTTGGTACAGTGACCGTCAAAAGTACATCAATCGTTACTTTTTAAACATTCCCGAAGAACCATCCATTTACATGGATTTTGGCAAGCGCTTTGCCGAGGATACGGAAGCGTTTATCAAAAACGGCATAATCATGGAAACCTTTCCCGATTTTTACATTGACAAAATACAAGGCTTCAAAGGTTTGGAGGCTGAGAAACCAATAAGCCTGAGTATTAACGATATTCAAGTCGTTGGTTATATCGACGCATGGGACAGGGAGAACAACCGCGTTATTGACTTTAAAACCTCAGGCAAACCGTGGACAATGGAGACCTTAAAAACAAGCCTTCAAATGAAAGTGTACGCTCTGGCAATGTTTGTAAATGGTGACACGATTCCCGAAAGCCAAATCAACTGGCTGGGAACAAAGAGAACGAAAAACGGCTTATCTTTTACGGGTGAAAGTTGTGAATTAAACCATACCTTTGAAATGGATGACTTGCTTAAAGCCATTGTTTTGATTGAGCAAACTTGCAAGCAGATAAGCGAGGTTTATAAAAGTTTTTTACACAGCCATTAAAATGGAAGCCATGACCGATGATTTGGAAAATGAATTGAAAAAAATAATGAAATCAGATACAAGGGGATTAAGGTTCAATGATGAAAAAATCAGGTACGATCTTATTCCCCCGTTGGCTAACCGTGAATGTGCCAAAGTATGGACAAAGGGGTTGGATAAATATCCAGCTGGCAACTGGGAGAAGGGAATGCCGTGGAGCGAGGTGATTGCCTCCGCCTTGCGCCACTTGGAAGCCATTCGCCTGGGTGAGGATATTGACCCAGAGGACGGTTGCCTTCACGCCGCGCACTTGCAATGCAACGCGCAAATGTTGACCGAATATTATTTTACTAAACAAGATTTTGATAACCGTAAAAAATACGACAAATGATTTTAACCGACAAGACAATTAATGACGAAATTAGCGAAGGTAACATCGTTATTGAGCCTTTTAACCCTGAGAACCTTGGCACCAATTCCTACGATTTAACTCTTTCAAATACCCTGGCACTTTACACCGAGCGAGTGTTAGACGTGCGCAAGAAAAACCCATCTGCGCCAATCATTATTCCTGACGAAGGAATAATTTTGCAACCTGGCATTGTTTACCTTGCATCCACGGTGGAATACACGGAGACCTTGAAACACGTGCCAATTATCCAAGGGAAATCATCATTAGGAAGATTAGGTTTATTTGTCCATGTGACAGCAGGATTCGGAGACGTTGGATTCAAGGGGCATTGGACATTGGAACTTTTGACGGTTCAGCCGCTGAAGATTTACGCGGGTATGAAAATCGCTCAGCTGACTTATCAGGATATTTCTGAGATGCCAAATATTTCGTATGATAAAAAGCAAGACGCCAAGTATTCAAATCAGGGGAAAGATCCAGTTGCCTCAAAAAATTATTTAAACAAGCAGCCATGACCGAGGAAGAAAGGGAAAAGCAACGAGCGTATGACCGTGAATATTACCGTAATATGCCAGCCTTCCAAAAGGATAAAAGAAGGGAGGCAACACGGCTGAGGAATAAGGACAATTATTGGAAGTTGACCGACGAAGAAAGGCAAATAAGAAAAGACAAAAGTCTTGCTTATTATTATGCGAACATTGAAGCATTGAAAATTAAAGCAAAAGCCTATCGAGAACGAAAATTAAAAAGTAAATATGAGTGACGAAGAAAAAAAGGCAAAGCGCGCCGCCTATATGGTTAAATGGAAGGCAAATTTAAACGTCTTTATAAAAGAAAAACGACGGTTAAAAAACAATGAATACCGAAAATACGCGCGAACAAAATGGTCGCCTGAGTATTTAGAAAAAATGAGGGAACGAAATAGGATTTATTACGCAAAAAATAAGGATATATTATTAGCCAAAATGGCTATTTATCGAGAACAAAAAAAAGAAAAATCATGATGACCGAAAGAGAAAAAGAAAAGTTGATTAAGGACGCCGCCACTTTCTTCGTTGCCGCTGGTGGAATCTTAACGTTGGCTTATGCCATTTATTTCATTGTTGACCTTGTAAAAAAATGGTACTAATGAGTAAATTTGAAATCAAGTACAATGACAAACGAATGATCATTGAAGCCGAAAGCGTGGAAAAGGCGCTGGAACAATTTAAGGAATTAAAAATTGACGTAAAAAACTTTGAGATTAGTATTTCAAAGTTTGGCGAATACAGGAAATGAGTGTTTAGTTGTTAAAGTGTTCTTTTGTGTCCGTATCAAATGATGCGGACATTTTTTTTTATTTTATTATTGTAAATATTTTTTTATTCAAATAAATAATATTAAATTTACGTATTGAAAATAACAAAAACGTATCAATCATGACAAATGAAATTCAATCTTGGAGATTTTTATACACTAAACATTCAAGTGTAAAACAAGCCGTTACAAAAACAGGTGCATTGAAAGAAGGAAGAAATAGCAAATGTTCTTTCATTGTAACCGATGGCAAAGATTATGCTGAATGCTTTATGAAAGCAGTACAGGAATGTAAGTTTAATGAAAACCAATTAGTAGGCGCAAGGAGAGTAAATTATTAATTAACCAGGGCGGTAACCAATCCGCCCAATTTTTCATTTATAAAAAACCATTTTTATGAAAGACAAAATCATTGATTACGTCCCTCAGAACAAACGCCTCCCGTACCAAGTCGCCGCTGGCGTTGGCGTTGCCTTCGTTGTTGGGTTGATTTATTCCCCAATCAACACCCAATACCATTACACCTCATTCGTGCCAGTCGTTGAACGCGACACGGTGTATGTTCACAAAATTACAACGCTTACATTCCCAGCAAAGGAAGAAAAAAGCGAGGTCAATGAAAAGGCGTATGGCTCAAGGTCATACGGCTGGGAAATAAGGAAAATGAATATTCACGAATTAAGAAAAAACCTTGAAGGCAAAGGTTTCCGAAACCTTGATAAAATCGACTTATTTAAAATGCGTCGTATATGGCTGGCGTATTCCTACGAAGCCATGCTTATGAATGTTCATCACTTGACCGACTTCCCAGTG